TTCCGGCTGCCCCCCACACAGCAAGGGCAGATTTTCTTGTAAAGAAGTCACCCTCTGCCGGGTTTCCTGCGTCAGTACCACATGTGACTATGTCGTAGTCAGTACGACTCTTGTCTACAGCACCACCTACTATATCAGTCGTCCCAAGAGTATAGGTAGCGGAGGTACCAGACATTCCACTAACTACATGGAACACCGCATCACCCCTCTCAGTCAGGTACTTCGCTCCAAAGGTAGTACCAAAACAGTCTCCACCTGCACTGTTGCCCCTGTACTTCTTAGGACAATTAAGAGCAGTATTAAGATTCCCACTGTGCCATCTGGCCACTAGGCCCCAGCCACATCCCCAGAGCATTCTGTTAACTTCCATCTTCAAGTCTCTGGTAATACCCCTAATTTCAGAGTCCAGAACCTTCGCATAGGCCCCTCGCTCGTCCCTCGTAGCTGCCATAGTAGGACCGGTTACATGAATCCTACCATACATATATCTCATCGGGACTGTTGCAGTTATGTATTTCTGGTAAGTAGCCGTTGGAAGAGATCCACCGTCAGCTATAGCGCCTGTACCACTACTTCTCCCGTAGTGACATTCAATCTTAGCGTCCTTACCACTAATATCTTCCTCATTCACATCAAGCAAATCACTTAAAATAGTTCCATGATTCAACTGTTCCTGAACGGCAGGAAGATAGATGGTCTTTAAGACCTCACTATAAGTTGCCAATGTTGCAAAAGCCATTCAATCTGCCTCCTAGCTTTGGGAGACCATCTTCTCGATATACTCATTCGCCGCCTTTGATGGATCTACTACATCCTCTCCTTTCTTGTCAAAGGAGAACTTCTTCCCCTTAAAGAAGACTCCAGCTCCACCGCCAGCTTCTTGCTCCCTCAGCTTATTTTCATCAAACTCCTCAATGTTAACTCCAAACTCCTTTGCATGCTCCTTTCTCAGAACATCCAATTCCCCTGTCTTTACTTTACTCACAGCCTCTGCATGGTCCCACAGACTCTTAGTCCTATCGTCCATAGCCTTTCCAAAGACCTGGGAAACGTCATTAGGTTTCAGATTCGGAAACTTACTCATGACTTTCTCTTCGAGACTGAGTCGGATCATATCTCCTTGTGTCTTGTCTACAGCAGCTACACGCTCTGCTAGCTTCTTAATTCCCTCAAGTTGAGGCTCAAGAGCTTTAGCAACTATTGCTCCAATCTTCTCTTCTCCTGTCAACTTACTTGGATCTCCCGTAGACAAGTTAAGAAGCTTAGCCAAATCATCGTCTCCTTTAAGATCATCACCAGTAGATTTAACCGGTTCTTTCTTAATTATGCTTCCCTTCTCGTCAATCACCTTATCAGCAATTAACTGACTCATAACGCCAAATGCTCCTTCTGCCTGCCCCAGATAAGTCTCAATATCTACTCCGTACTTCTCCGCAGCAGCCAGTATGCCTGCAACCTCTTGCGTCTTCTGGGTTGCAGAAACTCCTTGTTTAACTAAGTTCTGGACATCCTCTACTGAGTAGTCCTTCCCATCAACTTGGATTTTTCCAGCGTCGTTACCCTCTGGTGGGTTGCCGCTTTCATCAATCTTTTTTACTCCTGGCATCTGACTTCTCCTTTTTAGGTTCTGGAGGAAGAATTATGTGCATATCATCGAGTCCTCCAGCTCCTCGATAATAGTCTGTAAACATACCCGCCATCCACTCAAACTTAACACCCCTGAAGCGTCCAAGATGTTTCTGGGCTACAACAGGATAATCCTCTAGCCTCCTCCTATCAACACCATCCATCTCTTCTTGAAGCTTTGTCCATTCATCTCTTGCTTGTTGCATATACCTCACAAACTTGTTCCACTTTACTGCTAGTGGATACTTTACTCTTTCTCCGAACTCCTGGTCCTCCTTTATTTTTGAAGCTTCCAGTACCTCTTTTGTTATTGGCATTCCTACTTCCTCCTTTCATTAAGGTTTACAACTTTCTCTTGCATCTTCATCTTTTCTTCCAGAGCTTTAATATGAAAAGCCTCATGTGTCTGGAAAGTAGCATCCAGAACAAGTCCCTCCTCAGGATTCCCCTCTTTCACCTTCTGGTAAGTCCTTCCTTTCCTGAAGCTCTTGTGGATATGAAGATGAACTCCATCATTATCATAGTCATTAGAAGCCAACACTACTCCTGGCTGTGCGAGAAGTGCTCTGTTCTCAATATTAGCATTCTGTTCATCCAGATGAGTTTCTCCATAAATATCCTCAATGATAGCATCATCTAGCATCTTCAGAACTTTTCTCTTCGTCATTGGATCAGCAGGATCACCATAGAGTGTTTCTTTGAAACGTTCTGTGATTTTCCTCTCTCTCATGACCCTAGAATCAGGTAGCGTACTTTCCTTTTTCACAAAGACATCAGTATTATCTTTCAAGTCTGCTCCTTGGAAAGACAACACCTCATAGTTATTAGCCTCCCCTGCAATCTTAATCATCCTCTCAGTCGTATATCCCTTCTGCACTCTCAAGAGTATCCTGTGCAGTGTAGCTTCCAGAGACTCCTCAAAGACCGCATGGGTAGGAATATTGCCCATATCGTCACTCTCGAGAAGTAACTCCACCATATTACCACTCCTAATGTCACTCTTATTAGTCCCTTGCGTTACTTCATGCTGGTGGTAGAGTTCCATAAGTCCCTGGGCAACAAGAGCCAGAGCCTTGTCATAGGTATTCGGTAGTCCTTTCAGATCAAGAATCTCTGGCTTGTGTCCCATTACTGGTTTGTAGAGAAGTTTCTGTCCATGAGTATCATCTGGTTCTACTTCCATCTGGCTACCTTTAGGTACTAGGTACTTCCCCCTAGCCATAGTCTTGTTAAACTCCACAATATCCGAGAGAGTCATGTTGTGGATTTTCTGGAGCCAGATAGCCGCTTCTGACGTAGCCATACCCCAGAATACTCCCGGTATCTCAATATCTTTGAATTGCTCCATATGATAGTGATTAAAAGGATAGATACTCTTCTCCAACATTACCTTATTGGCACCAGCCAGAAAGAGTCCCTCGGGGAATTGCTTATTCGGTTTCACGTAGAGTTCTATAAGCGTAGCTCCTTCCACCTCACTGCTAGCCCCCGCAGAAGGATTCCACAGCATCCCTACATCAAAAGTCCCAGGAGGTTTCTGTTCATTCTTCACCAACTCCCCTAACTCGTAGTTAGCAGCTAGATACTCAAGACTTCTGTACTTCATCCTGATCATCCAGGGGAGAGCGTGTAGGTCTGTGTCTCCTAGGCCAGCAATGGGAAAGCCAACCTCAAGAGGACTCCATACCCCACAGGTAGCATCTCCCTCATATTCCAAAACTCCCTTCTCAGTATTAAGTTTTGTCGGCCCAAGCATAGGATCCCAGGCATCAGAGAGGAACCCATTTCCAGTAGCGTAGATCCAGCCACCTAGCTCCCTCACTTTCTTCTTCATCTTCCCATTACGCCAGAAATGCTTGAGGAACTTAGTCCCTTTGCGAGCAGCTTCTATGTCCTCTTGGTCACTACTGGAGGGCACCACACTCACAGTCGGATTGTTTCTAATGAGACGGGAAACTTGCTTCCGATACCTGGGGAGTAGCTTATTGTCTACAATTCTCTGCTTTCCCTTCCTTAGAAGAATTTGTTGGAGCATCTCAGCAGTCTGATTATAGAACACGTACTGCCGTCCTGCAAGAAATGAGAGAGTAATGAGCCACCTTCTCTCAAAGGGTCTCCTCAGGGAGAGAGCAAGATCATACTTCCTCTTCAGAAAAGCCCAGTCAGTGTCTCTTTCCTTCTCCCTCTTGCTCCTAGGCTTCTTAAGCCACTTCTTCACAGTCTCTTTATCTGTCTTTAGGTGGTCTGCTGCCATTCTCTTCTCTCCAATGGTTCAAAAATTGAATCAATCTAGTCCAGGACCTCAAGAATTTCTCCCGCATTATCAGCATCTTCCTCAGGTCTCACTTCCTTTCCAACCTCCTCAAGCCCCTGAGCCGTTGTGTAGGTCTGCAGAGTCTCGAAGTCCCGAGCCATCAGTCTATTAAGAAGCTCCTTCTTCTCCTCTCTCATGATTTGAAGTTCATCCCGTAGAATTAGTACAATTTCACCTCTAGCAATAACCCTCTTAAGACCACTTTCAAGATCATTGAAGCGATCAAGCACGAGAGCTTCCAGATTGTCTACCTTCGTTTTAAGTCTCATCCTCTTTGGCCTCCGTAATATCAATAATTATTGCCTCGAAAGAACGACTAAGGAGACACCTTCCAATCAATTTCTCAATAAATTCATACTCTTCTATAGTACCGTGTTCTTGAATTGCCATCTTATTTCTCCTTCTTTTTCTTGTGAACTTCACCACCTACACTTTTCCCTCCAGGTTTGATACAGATCTTCATATAGCTACCGTCACTAAGCTTCTTCGTCCTCACTTTCCCCCCAGCCTTCAGACACCTTTCAAAAGCTGCTGGCATCACCTAGTCTCCCTCGTGATTTCCCTCAGAGTCCCTATGTTCTCCTTCCCCCACTCAGGGTAAACAGTATAAGCAGGCTTCTTTCTCTCTCTTCCAAAGAGTCCTCTCCACCGGTCACCCCAGGAGTCCATTCCGTAGTAGTCTCTAATGTTCCCAAAGAAACCTCTAGGACCAAAGAGTCCTTCCTCTTCTTCTCTCCTCTGAGGACCCATTCCGTACTCCTCCTCAAGAGGACTGAGTCTCTTCTCCATTTCCCCAAGAGTCATCGGTGTTGTGAACCTAGCCATTTCTCTTCCTCCTAATAGTATTGAAAAGGTGTCCCTCTGCCAACCATCCCTCCAGATTGTCTTGAAGTAGGAGCTCCGAACATTGTAGGATAGCGAGAACCTTGTATCTGCTCTTCCTCTTCCTCTACCATCCCTTCTCCCATGAAACTATCCCAGAGTCCTTCCCAATCAAAGTCCTCAAGTTCCTCCGTCTCCCCTAGTCCTTCTCCTCCTATGAGTTGTTCAAAGAGTTCCTCCATCTCATCCATTTCTCCACTACCTCTTCTCCGACTCATAGTGACACTGTGAGGACTTCTTTCTCCTTTGTATGGTTCTACTCCTATAGCCATTCTTCTACCTCCCCTAGGACACTAGTTTCATCCTTAAAAGCTTTCTTCTTCATAACAGTTGCCAGGCACAATTCCTCTGTCGAAATAACAGGCATCCTCTCTGGCTTCCTCATAGCCTGCTCCATAACTCCCCTCAGGTCAAGAATCTTTGCCTTCCTAGCTTTCTCTTCAAGTGGAGCAATTTCATCTACCTGCAATGCTATGCCAAATGCCATAACTCCGTCATCTCTACATCCCCCTTTAGCAATCGGCTTCCCTACCTTATTGTAGACAAAAGTCATCAACTCCCCCACTAGCCTTTGACTATTCAAATTTCCTGCCCTGTCGAGAAGATACTCTCTTACTCCCGCTACTAGCTCTGCCCTGGAGCTTTTGTCTGTTCTCCATCCTTTCTTAAACGAGACACTTCCATTTGTGACATCATAGCGGGGAGGCATAAAGAGATTGCTGACTCCCAACTCGAATGCTTTATCAAAAGTTGCGAGACCAGGACCTGGAGCAGCCTCAATCCCAACCCAAGGCTCCATAAGAGCATCCTCATCACTAGTGTATAGCCTAGAAACAATGAGAATAACAGAAGCAAGTTGAATCTCGTCAAGCCTGCTCCAGTAGACCGCAACGATATTCTTAGTGCTCCTATCAAGCACGACAATAAATGCGTAGTCTCCTGCTTCGACTCCCTCAACCACATCAGTACCAACAGCGTAGCTATGGAGATTTTGACATTTTTCGTAGACAACAATGTAGCCCTCCCAGTCACTAGGACTTCCAATACTCTCTGTTGTAAAGTCATAAAGGTGAGGGGCAAGAAACTCAACTGGTTCATCAACTCTCTTATGCCAAGCCTTAAGCATCTCCCAAGCCTTTCCTTCAAACACAGGACGTCCGGCTCCAAGATAGTCAATATCCAACTCTTGGGCAATCTCACTAGGAAGCCGTCTCTTACATTGTCCTTCATACCAAGGACTTGTCAGTTTCTCTTCTGGACTCCAACTAGCTCCTCTATCACCTTTTTCGTGCTCGTTTGGGGTGGGCCAAAGACAACTAAGTCCTCTCGCTTTCCTTGGATGCAGGCTCCAGTGGAGCGTAGCCTTTCGAGTTCTCCCGTCTGTAACCAGCCTATAAAATTGTCCTCCTGCACCAAAAGGAGTAGACACCGCAATCCTACTTGGTGAGGCATCACCTCCAGCTGTCCAGGCACTTTCATCAGAACCTTCCCATTTGGCAAATTCGTCATAAAGAATAGCAAGATATCTTCCCTGTGTACTGAAGTTAGGATTGTTAGACTCTCCAGTGAAACTACTTTCTGTTACTGGATTTACTAGCTTCATGAAGGTGTCATGACTCCGAGGATTAAAACCCTTTGGTCTGAGCCACTTCGGAAGCCTATTAAGGAGATACCTAAGTTTCGCAAAATGAGTCCTAGGGTCACCTTTTTTATCCACATAGTCTTCAATTCTGGAACCCAGGAGAAAGTCAGCTCCTCCACTTGGTTGACACCAAAACCAGAACATTGTCCCGAGCACAATCCACGTGACTCCCATATCTCTCGACTTCTCAAGGCACTTGTCCTCCCCTCTATTTATTGCATCCCTTAGTGCAAGTATCTCTACATCTTGGTAGGAATAAGTGCAGAAGGGCTGGTGGTGATGAGGCCTTCTTCTAACATCCAGAGTATAGAAAAAAGCGTTGAAAGCAAACAGTATATCCTCATAGAACAACCTCTTCAGCATCTCCCGGAATTCCAAGTTAACTCTTGCTCTCCTAAGAAGCTTAGTTCTCCACCTGAGGTTCTCTGCGGGATCTTTAGGATAACTAATTGTTTCAATCAACTCTAGCTCCCTCTCGTCTACCAACCCAATTTAGTCCGCATTTCTTCATAATTAAGCCACTTAACCCACAGATGCCTACATTTAGGACACTGAGTAGGCCCAGGCTTATCCTCATACAAATAACCACATTTCAAGCATTTAAACTTTGCTATCAACTCCCAGCCTCCATCACTTCTTCATCTTCCTGGAGTAAATCCTCCACAGTCTCATACAACTCCACCTGCTCCATCTCCTGCACCTTCTTGTGAGCATGAGCATGAAGATGTAGATGTCTCTGGGCATCAACCTTCTTCCCGTGTCCACTC